TAGTAACCGGGTTAGATCCATTAAGGGAAGCCCATCCTATCCCGTATCCTGCGTCTATTAATTCTAATGTCCAAGATGCGGTAGAGGTTACTTCAATGGTCCAGTCGTCTGCTTTATTACCAACACCTCCATCCGTAGATGGTATGTTTACGTAAAAAGAAAAATCACAGGGAGGAGCAGCTGTGTCTGTGTCTGATATCACATATTGTTCCTTAAATGGATCAATAGCCCCTAGTTTTTGTGTTCTAAAATTATCCCTAAATAAGTCTTTAAAATAATCAGACATTCCCTGCTGAGATATTTCAAATATTCCATTAACACCCAACTTACATACAGCTCCACGTTTAGCATCTGCAAAATACATATCATTACCCCAATACGCAAAACTTTCAGGGTTTTCAGAAATACCATATTCACCAGCATAAGTTATTTGTGTTCCTAATACCTCAGGTATCGAAGTTACATTACCGCCACCAGCAGAATCTGATAGTAAGTTTTTCCCATACAACACCTTAGATACTTTATCTTCCTGAAAAACAACAACATCTGTATCTCTTGCATGTATCTTTCTGAGAGGTCCGTATTCTAGTTGTAAATCTTTAAAGTTAGCTAAGGATAAATTAAACTCATTCAAATTATTTACCGTAGTGTTTTCTCTAAACACACCGCTATAAGTTAAACTAGCTTGTAATCTTTCTTGACCATAGTCGTCAATAGGAGTGCTTACCCTAGGGCTATATTTTAATTTAGTTCCATTCCAATCTCCCCTTATAGTCATTGCTTCTACCCCATTTCCAAAGGTATAAGCGTTGTATTCTGCATTCTCTTCATTATTTTTAGCTGCACCTGTGGTAAGACTAGTGGTATTTAAACTTATTACCGCAGGACTTCCACCTATAGCTATCGATTGGTCTTGACCTACAATATTACTAAGATGTCTGTTGTTAACCTTATCAATATCTAAAGTTTTAGTTTCGTAAAATATATCTATATCTTGTGAAGTGGATTTAGTTTCAAAAACAGGTCTTCCTCTAGATGCTTGATTGATATTAAATACTACTCTTATGTTAACTAAATCTGGATTATTAACAAGACTATCTTGAGTGTCAGCGTCTGCGTTAAAGCTAGATACCACTATCATTCTCATGGGAAGTTCTGCGGCAATATAAGTAGCCCAAGAAGGATATCCTAAAGGGGGATTTGCAAGCGTTCCTCCGTTTTTCTGAAACATTTGATTAGTCCATCCTGTATTCTGTAGAGATAGGTTAAAATCTTGATTAAATGAACCGGCTAATGGGTTTGTTACTGTTGACCAGTTACCCCTTGTAAACGCTACTCTACATTTTCCTGATCTTTGAATTGCTCCATTAAATATGTCTGGGTGCCCATCCCAGTCTAAAAATACTCTATCTTCATACCACCATTCTTCAATATTTTTATACTTTTTAGAAGCCACAAAAGTCATTGTAGTGCTAGGAGGAGTGGCTTGAAGAAACGCAAAAGGATCTTGAACTCCTTGTAGATTAACAGTATTCCCTTGTCCGAGTGAATTACCGTTGCTAAGAACTCCTTGTGTGTAAATATCTTCTGTAATCTGTATTTCTATAACTGCTCCAGCTTCAATAGGTCTATCTCTAAAATTAGGAGAAGTTAATGGGGTATCTAACCTCCAATTGTCATCTATAGAACCTGGCACTATTGCACATCTACTATATGTTTTAAGTGCGGAAGTTCCACCACCTGTTGCAGACTGAGCATAACCACCGCCAGCATTTTGCCACTCATTAACATCCATGCCTGCGTTAATAACAGCAAAGCCGTCCCCTGGCTTTTTGGAAGAGTGCAAATTTATAATAAAATAATCGTTTACTAGATATCCTGGACCATTAGAAAACGTAACTCTACATATGGTGTTGTTTGGGTTTGCAGGATCAGGAATATTGTTAGGAGCACCTGGATTAAATGACATAGGTGTTATAGAGCTATAAGATACATACCCCCCTAAAGAAGACATGTAATACAGCCTGTACTCGTTATTGGGTTGAACTAATACTTTTATTCTCTTGGAGTCCAATCCAAACGTAATAGGTATGTTGCTGGATATGGTTAGCTCATTATTAGTTGTTGATGCGCCATAAAATATTGGAAATTCCACTACCGAGACTTGGTTTCGTATAGGGTCTGCATCAGCAATTTCATTTCCTCCAATAGCATATGCCTCACTATAATTATTCCACAAACCTCTTGTATCGTAGCTTTCTGAGAAAGTTCCAGTTATTTGAAAAAAACCAGAAGGGTCACTAATTTGCATATACAATCCTGCTATCTCATTATTTCCTAAGAAGTTTTTTTCTTTTACCTCTACATTTACAACTTTAAATTCTCTATTGGAAAGAGTGGCTATTCCATCTGTTCTTTTACATATTATATAGTCACCATCTTTAACCTTGTTTACGTCAGCTCTTTCTATTCTAAAATAAGCTTGGTCATCTATTAAGTAATAAAAGTTTGGAAAGATTAAGTCAAAGTCGTATTCATTTTGTTTTATAAATATTCTATACTTGTCTGCAAACGCAGGAGGTCTATTATTTATAACTACTCGTAAATCATTTGCAGTAACTGATGCTGTAGGAGGAATATAAATAGTATTTGATGTGGTGATAGAGGTAGCTTGAGTAGGTATTAAAGGCGTAGTCATTCTTCCTTCTGCATCCAAATAGGATATAGCTATTTCATAATCTCTATCACTTCTAAATGTGGGCTTTGGATTAATCTCTGTAGCTCCAGTACTGTCGTTTAATTCTACACTAAAGTCAATAGGTATTTTTTGACCATCCTCGTTAACTAAGTTTCGACCTATAATATAATTTCCATACATCAGTCTACTTCCTATAATGTCTTGGGCTTGAGCCTTTAATGGAACATTGTCAAATAACCTAGTAACTTCATCTGCGGCTAATAAGCTATATAGCTTACTGTTGTTAAAATAAACTACTTTAGTCGTGTTGTTTGCCCAATTACTTTCTTGCTTGTTAAATGTTTGAACTATAAACACCTGAGACGTTAACTCGTTGGTTACTACTAACTGAACATCTGTTACCCTTTCGTCACCTGTTCCTATGGTTATATCCACTTGATTAAACTCATTTAACATAGAAACAAACTCACCATCAGAATAGTTGTAATTATAAGAGGTTGGTGAAAATGCTGTTGAAGAAAAAGGCGAAAGAGAGCTGTATTCATTGTTTTCGTACTTCCATCTATAAGCAAATCTAAAAAACTTATCTTTTATAAAATTTTCTTCATTGGTTGTTCCTGTGTCACTTAGTTCTATGACTGGACCATTTAATGGAGGTTTAACTATAACGGATATATCATCTTCAATAAAGCCATCTAATGTATAATATTTTTTTATGTTTAATTTTCTAGGTGCATTTAAGTTGTCGGTCCAAAACAACAAATCTCCTATTAGACTAATACCTGTTACAATAAACTCACTATTAAATTTTAAAACTCTGTTTTTAGTATCTTTTAATAAAACTGTAGAAATATTTGTGTTTGAGTTGTATTTCATCACATAGTCAAAGTCAGTGTCAGCTACTAACCAATATATAGTTTCTCTAGCGTCATCTGCATAAGCGCCAATAGTTACTGCATTTACTGTGAAAGTATATCCTGACCCTACCTCGGTGTTTCCTAATATGTTTTCTATTGATCCTACGCTAGATTCTTCAGATGTAGATACCCCAATGTTTTGACCATCACGATATTGACCATTTGGTACCAACCTCTCATCGAGGTCTTTATTCATTATACCTTTAGTAAAAGTATTTGTTAATTTCATTTAATCCATTTATCTTGTCCACGTAGAGTCATAAGTAGTCTGCCTGGGTGAAGGTTGCTTAATCTTATTTTGGCGTTTCTAAGTTTATTTGCTTTTTCTCTTTGAGCTCTATTAACCACGTATTCTTGTACGTTTATTTTATTACTTAGCATAGCCCATCTAATGTAGGCATATAAATATTCTTCTGCTAATTTATTAATAACAACTTCATCGTCATTCCCTTTTTCTAAACCATCTGAAACGTATTCTAATATAACAATAGTATTAGCCATTTCTGAACTAAAGTTTATAACCCCACCGGCTTTGTCTATTCTAAAGTTAGGGTTTTGATTAGCTAAAGATGTGTTCATTCCAAATTTAGCTCCTATAGCAAATCCAAAGTACCACTCCCCATCACAACACCATCCCATTTTATTGTGGTAAGGGTGGCCGTAATTTAGATATAAAGTTGGTCTAGTACCTTTTATTCTTTGTAAATCTATTAAGGAGTTTTGAGGACTTATTGCGGCTCCGTTTACATCAAACAAAACTTCACAATTATTGTCTTGTAAGTAGGCTGATGAGTAGTTTGTTTGGAAATTTTCTATCAAAGGTAAAAGAACTCCGTCTTTATAAAGAGATATTCTAACATAATTAACATAGTCTGGAGGTAAAACATACCTTAAATCATCACAAACTTCTAACTCTAGTATTTTAATGCTTTTTAAAGCGTCATAATTTATCTCTTGTATGCCTCTCTTAGCGTGAAATAACAACTGATACCTATTAGCATTACTAACTAATTTATCATCTCCAGCGTACATTAACTGAAAATTATTCACAATATCTTTCAAACTAATATATTGATAACTTCCCCAGTTCTTGTTAGTGGGGGCAACCCCCATGTTAGTGTAATAATTTTGATCAGTTATATATGCCATTATGATTCGTTTTGTTGTTCAGTTGCTTCCTCTTGTAACTCAAATTGTACTACTTCACTTTCTCTAATACTTATACCTGCATATTGACAAATTCTTATAACTAAATCTATACTGTCTGACAACGGTAATTCGAAATCTGAAAATGAAGCGCTGGTAGGGTCATATACTGGATCTCCATCCGCACCTATCGCATTGTAAGTCCACACTGGATCTACTGGGTACCTTACGTAATCAGTTATAATATCTGTTGCTCCTGTAATTGTAGTGGGGTATATGGTTATGGTATTAGCCACTGCTACTGGAGGAACTGGAGGAGCCGGGGCTGTTGCTGGCCCTAGAACATAAGCTGGATAAGTGGTATTAGGCGCTGTAATATTAGAGTTTACTAAATGATTAATTCTGTATTGTGCAACTCTTTCAACTTCAGTAAAAACGCCTGCTGGGTTTTCATAATTAACTTTAAGTAAGGTGTACCAATTCTCTGGTAAAGTGTAAACACTGGTGGCGCCAACCGGAGTTAGTGTCATGCTAACTAAAAAGGTGTCTAAAACTTCTTGGTATTCTCTAACTATGTCAGCGTATGCTTCACCAGACATTCGTGCATTTTCCTTAGCCTTCCATTGAGCTAATTGATAAAAGTATTGTTCAAATATTTCTAATTGTGCTTGTCTAGCAAATAAGTTAAACTCCTCTGGAGTCATATATCCGTTATTGTTTTTGTTGAGTATAGATAAGACTGTATTTCTTACTTCGTTAATCATCTGGGAGTATTTCCTACAAAGATAAGCAAAAAAAAGAGCACCTAAAAAAGTGCTCTTATGATTATAAGTTGTGTTAAAATTAAGCTATGCTTATTCCAATAACTTTATATGGTCTAGCGTCAAATTCTGAAGCTACATTTTCCCAGTTAGTGATATAAGCAGCATCCATTGCGTCTTGAACCTTATCTCTCATAGCTTCACTTCCAGATGGAACTGGTAAATGAGTTAGAGTTATGATATCCACAGAAGATGGGGAATCAAAGATAATGGTTGTTTCGCTTGTGGTTCTTTGCTCGATTAACTTTACGTTTTCAATAGAAACTATTTGCTTGTTAAAGGCTGTTGCAGAATGAATGTAAAAAACTTCACCAGCACTTAATGGAATAGTACCTCCATCTAAAGCTGTTAATGTTAAGTTATTGTCGTCAATTTTGCTAGCTACTAGAAAATACTTATTAGAGGACGCTGCGTGAACAATGTCTCCTACTGCAACTGGAGCAAAAATATTTCCAGTGTCGGTTAAGTCAGCTGCCCCTACTGGGGTAACTGCTGTTCCTGATACAACATTGTCGTACACAGGTACATCTAGGAACTTTTCCATAATTAAACTACTGCTATTCCGCTAACTGCTTTTGGTAAATCTTCTACTTGAAGAGATACGTTAACCCATGATTGTTGTAGGTTAGAAATTACTGCGTTTTGGATTGCGTCTCTCATTTCCTCACTACCTGCTGCTGAAGCCGCATGAGTTATGGTTGTTACTTTTCCTCCACCGTAAGTAATTACTACAGTAGTTGTAGAGCCTTGCTCTATTAGTTTGATGTCGTTGCAAGAAACGAGTTGATTTCCTTCGCTTGTTACAGGGATACTTAAAAACTTTGTCATTGTTTAAAAAATTAAGTGGTTAATAATATCGCAAAGATACCTCTTTTATTTAACTTTCTTCTCAAGTACATCGAGCAACTCTAAGCCTTCGTCTGTTTGAAAAAAGGAAATAAGAACTCTGGTTTTGTCCTCTCCAAAAGGAACAGTTAAAATTCTTTTTTTGTTCTTAGGTAAGTTCCAGTGAACATCTCTTTTATCCTTTTTGTAAAGTAATATGTTTTGCTCAAAAGATTTAAGAACTAAAGATTCTAGTTGTAAGTTTTCATCATCTAGTAAATCTAGGAATTCTTCTGGGTTTTGCCTAGCAAACAATAAGACATCTCTTTTTAATTCAGCAGTCTTCATAGACTCTACTTTAGCCCCCATGAAAACTCTACCTATCATTTCTAGGTGATTAATATCTAACTCAGCGGCCGCTTGAAGAGCTTCTATTTCTACATTTAAGTATTCTAAATCTTTTTCAGCATCTTTTTCTAAATCTACCTCTTCGTAAATATGTCCATTGCCTGGGTGAACTTCTAAGAATTGCTGTAATACTACGTCTGTACGTTTAGTTTGTAGAAAACCATCTTCAAATACAATAGGCTCCATAAGAGCTTTATCATCTTGTTCATCTTCAAATATGGATTTTTGATTTTTAGCAAACCTCAGAGCCCTGTTTGTTTGGGTTTCTTCATCGAAATATAATAAAGGGTTTGATGTTGAATGAGTTGCGTTTAGCATCATCGAAATGGGTGTTTTTTCCGACTTTAATTTATACACCCTTGCTTTTGGTTGAAATTTTTTCATTTGATTTGATTTTATTTTATTTAAGTAAAAAAAGGGAGTGGCAAACCCACCCCCTCTTAATTGTATACAATTATCCTTTGAATAATACAAAGTTGTTTGCACCCATTGTACAAAGTGCTCTTTCAGATAAGAAGTGAACTTCCATTTGGTCAGTACCGTTTGTGGATGCTCCACCTGCGCCACCTGTAATCCAAGTTTTGAATCTTCTGTCTTCTGTTTCTGAAGCTCTATATCTTACGTGTAAGAATGGTCTTTTAGCGTTTTTACCTAAGATTTGGTCATATACACTAGTAGAACCAGCAGGTACAAGTACACCACTAACTTTACCACCGTCAATTCCACCTCTTAAGGTAGCTTGGTTTAGATATTTCCAGTCAGACTTATAAAAGTCATAACCTCTTCTAAATCCTTTAAACCCTAGGTTAAGTGCCATCTCTTCGTCATTGTCAAACAATCCGTAAGAAGTACCACCAGCACCGTAAGAGTTTTGTTTAGCTAACATATCATCAATTGCGAAAGAGAAATTTCTATCACAGAAGATAACATTTTCTTGGATTGCTCCTTGCTTATCTAACCTTTTGATGATGCTGTCAAAGTTTGCTAAAGTAGTTGGGAAACCACCAGACCAAACATTACCTCTATCTTCAATAGCTTCGAATAAACCATCCGTACCTACGTTATTTGCTAGACCTGTTCCAACTGGGTATGCAGAACCTCCTAAGTGAGCTAATGCTCCAGAAGCGTTTTCTGCAATCACACCTTCAATCATAGCCATTTCCAAGTAATCGTCAAAACGTAGTCTTGTTTCATGCTCAGATTTAATGTACCATAAGTATCCAGCTGCACCGTTTTCAGACGTTACTTCAACCCAACCAATTTGAGCCATATCAGAACCTGATACATTGTATCTGTCTTTAATGATAACTGGTTTGTTTGATAAGTAGATGTCTTCTGATTCTAGAGATCCTTCCATTGGGCCTGCGCCTTTGTTGAATTCTGAACCATAAACGAAAGCTGTAGTAGCTGTCGCTGCTGCCATACCTTGAGCTGCCTCATAGTAAGCTACTTCAAAAGCGTCAGCTGTACCAGCTACTGTAGCAGCACCTACTGCTGTTACGATTGCTTTGTTAGAGTTTGCTCCACCTTCTTCTGAAAGAAAAATAGTTTGACCTACTCTAAAGTTACACGCTGCACCACCTGCGGTGATCCATGGAATAGCTGTTCCAGCTGTTGCTCCAGCACCGTTAGTTGTTGTACACCCTTGAAATTTAGTGTGTAATCTTCCTTGCTCTGCCCATTTAATTAAATCTGAGTTAGTTGGAAGTTCAGCTCCTACCATACGTAAGAATGCTGATATTGTTCTATTACCATATCTTTCGAATTCTTTTTCGTAAGTATCAGGTAGATACTGACTAAGGAAATCAAAAGAAGTAATATAGTTGCTCGGTAAAGTTGCCTTTACTGAACTGGGAGTTAAAGCAACTCCACCGGCTAATAATGCTCCTGCCATTTTTTCTAATTTTTAGTTGTTATTTTTTATTACTTTTTATTCTTAAACCTGAAGAACTAGGTTGACTAACTGAAGTAACTTTAAAACCACCACTTGATATACTTTGGGTTGCATTTCTAATGCCTGACATATCCACGTTTTTACTTTCTTTAGTTATGTCGCCAACCGCATCCGCTTTGCCTTGCTCGTAAAAATACTTAGCAACTGCATCTGGATTCATAGCTAACGATAAAGACTTATGGTATGCACTAGCATCTTTAATATATCCTTTTTCATCTAAGTGTTTAGTTATAAAGTTATTTAAGTCAGATTGAGACTCTTTCAGTTTAGATGTTTCCGTTGGCTTATACTTAAAAACTTTGTCGCTAACTTTAAATTCGAAACCTTCGAAATCCTTATTAAACAACTCATCTGTTTTTTTAGCAAAGTAATCCGACTTTTTCATCTGAGACTTCTGGGCCGTATCCTGCTCTTCTTTATATTTCTTGTAAGCACTAAAGTCCTCTAACTGATCGGCAGGTATAAAATCTGTTGACTCAACTTTTGTTTTATAGGTTTCCTTTAAATTGTTAAAGTAATCTTTTGCTTTCGCAAGCTCTTCTTTCTTAGCTATTTTTTGTTTTCTTATAGAAGACTCTTCATCATCCTCATCGTAAGCAAACTTTTCGCTAAGTTCAAAATCAATATCATCAGAATCTAAATGAGGTTTTTCATTTTTCCAGTACTCAAAAAGTAACTGGTCCTCATCCATAGAATCTACATCTCTATTTAATTTTACAAAATCTTCAAATCCCCTTCCAGTTTCCTTTTTATATGCCATGTATTTAGCGATATCTTCAGGTAGTGGTTCGGATTCTTTTCTTCGGTTAATAAGGTCATCTAAAGATGTAACCTCTTCACCATATCTGTTTCCAATAAATGAAAGAACTTCTTCTTCACTTAATTTAATGGGCTCAGGATCATTTAAGGGAGCTTCAACTTGCTCTTCAGTTGTGTTTGTGGTTACTTCCACATTTCCCTCAGCTGATACTACAGCCTCTTCTTTTACACTTTCTTGAGGCTCTTCTGTTTTAGCTAACAGAGTAGACTCTATTTCTGCGGTGGACTTTTCTTCAGATCCACTCACTTCTCTTACTTTAATTTCCATTTGATTTTATTTTAGTTTTACAAAGTTACAAAAAGTTTTTATCTTGGCTCAAACTCAGCTAAGTCGAAACCATCTAAGCTATCTTCGTTAGATTCAAAGTTTATAGGAGGTAGTTTCTCTTGTCTTTGTTGTATTAACTTAGATTGCTCTGTGTTTTGTCTAGATATTCTATCGGACTTAGCATTTTCTCTAGCCGCCTCCCTTTCTCTTAGTTCATTTAGCTCGACTCCTTTTAGCTGCATCTGATACATAAACTCTTCCTTCATTAGAACTTTCTTGAGTTCAGCTTGTCTTTCCATCTTCTGTATCGCAAACTGGCTTTCCGCTTGTTCTATTTGTAGTTTAGCTTGTGTTTCTGCTTGTACTTTTTGCATTGCTGACTGGGCTGCTGCCTGTTGAGATTGCATATTTATTTGAGATTGCTGTTGCATCTTTTGATTCTCCCTGGCTACGTCTTGTTCTTGTTTTTTCTTACGTTTCAACTTAAGCATTTCGTTGGCCATTTTTAGATTCCTAACTTCTCTTATATCTATAGCGTCTTCTAAGCTTATTTGATCCCTCTGAAGAGCCATTTGAATATTTTGCTCAAGCATTGCTTTTTGCTCTTCATCTGGAGCTATTTCTAGAAATATTCCAAAATCATGTAGGTACAAATGTTTTATCTTATCTAATATAGAGACATTGTATTTCCCTATTTGATTAGCAAATTCTTCCTTAAAATCAGCGTACTCTAAAACATCAGCTATTCTTGTTGATAAAGCTTCGGCTAGTTTCTGAGTTATTTGAATATTAGCATCAAGAATATGTCTAGTAGCTACATTAGAGTTTAAAGCTGCTAGTTTCTGAACACCAACTAAAGCGTCTGGATTAGGTGTAGATGCGTCTCTAGCTTCGTTTAAACCGGTTACATCTCTAATCATATTTAAGTAATGATTGTAAGTACTTATCAAACTTGACATTTTACCTTGCCCACTGTTAGTTCCTAGCTCCTTGATAGGGATTTTTCCTTGATTGAATTCACCTTCCTGAGTGTAGCTTCGTCCTATTACACTACCAGTTTGAAAGTATAGCTTTAAAGCATCCTCTGGGTTATATGCAGCGCCAGTACCTAAGTCTACCTCATTCAATCCATCTGCGTCAATAAAAACACCGTCAGGAACCACCCTAGACATTACTTGCTGTAACTTCAAGTGTGTGATTTGAATAAGATCAGCGAATGGAATCATTCTTCTAACCAAAGACTCTACTACCCCCTTGTACATTCTAGGAGCAGCCCCTATGTAGGATGGTAAGGCGTACTGAGAAGAAGATTTAGGTCTAACCATATTCTTAGCTAACTCCCATTTTAATACTTTTGGTGTTCCCATAACCATGATACCCTCGTACCATACGTCTATTCTTTTCTCTAGCTTTTCGAATCTTTCCTCTTCTTCAGGTGGATTAAAAGTGTCGTCTTTTTTAATTACTTTTTCGCCCCCATTGTCCATTATTTTTTTCTTATAAACCATTTTTTTAGTGGTCTTATAATTATAATACAATAGAGTTACTACGTCTTTTTGGAACAGGCTGTCTTGGTAAGGTCTGATTATTCCATAATAGTTATACCACAAAGAAGACATTTGAGCAATCTCCTCCATCTCTTCTAGCGATATGTCTGGGTTAATTTTAACTAGCTCTGTGATTGGAATCTGCTTGACTTCTCCAAAATAAAAGCAATCGTCAAAAGTAGGGCTTTCTGTGTAGCTATACACTAGGGCGGCAGGGTCCACATACTCTATACTAACACCGGAACCTAGTTTAAATTCATGCTTACAAAATGCTGTTCCTAAAACCATCATATCGTAGTTTAGTTGCTTTTGTATTCTAGATTTGTAGTGGTTTTGTTCCATTAAAGTATCTAACGCTTCCTCCTCTGCTATTTCTATAGCTGGTTTGTAGTTCATTTGCATATACAAAGACAACTCTTCATCTGAGTCTGGTAACTCGTCAGCCGGTATATTATACATGTCTAAATTGTATGTTTCTTTCGTGTACTCTAGTAATGGTTTTGAGAGCATGTCTGCCTGTACCACTTCTTGAAAGGCGTGTTTTTTCTCAGCTGACAAAGCATCTTGAGCTACAGCTTTAACATCGAAAATCCTATCTGCCATTCCGTTAACTACAATGTCTACGAATTTAGGAATGATAGGAACGGGAGTCCAGTCTAAATTTAAGTATGACAAATCTCCATCTACGGATATTTCGTTTTTATATTTACCTATAGGCTGCTCTCCTCTTGCGTATAATCTTAGTCTATGGAACTGAACCCATTGGTCATAAAACCTACAGCTGTTTCCGTCTCTACGAAACCACTCGTACTGAATAGCCTCACCTATTCTTCTTCCATACTCAATTGTTTCTTTTTCAGAGTCAGACGCTTCTTGGTTCGGGAAAGTTGTAGGGTTTATTAAAATAATCGGTTCTTTCATTTTTACTTTATAATTGTGCTTAATGTTCCTTCATTATTATATCTTGCAAAGTTAAGGCTTATTTTTGATTCTTTTACTTGAGGTTGATATAAGTGTTTTTGATTAGCCATAACCGCTAACCCTGAGCTAATTGTAGCATCAAACTTAGTCCTATTGTTTATATTAAATTTAGCCCAGTCTTCTAGTGTTCTTGTGAAGTACATAGAACCCATTTCATCACTGTCTCTATGTATTCCTTCGCTGTCTAATCCTACGTATTTTTCTATATATGACTCTATAGCTGATGCGTGAGCTTGTTTAACTGCTTCAGATGAGTTAGGTATTCCTCCTAGTTCTTTTTCTGTTTTAGATAGATTTATTTTCTTTTTATCCGGTCTATTTAAACAGTATCCTCTATATCCTCTATTTTTAAAATGATATAATAATCTAGGCTTGTTATTCTCACATAGTATAGGCATTCCGTAAAATACGCAAGCCATTAGTACTTCTTCAAAAAATATTTCAGCTGTTTGTGGTCTAGCTACGTATTCTAAAAAAAACTCATTACTTGGAGCCTCATCCATATTAAACTTAGTTAAACCATGCAAGGCTCCGTTTGATCCTACCCCACCTACTGTTCCTGATATATCATAACTATCACACCCGAAGGATCCTAAGTGCTCGTTTCCAGGGAAGAACTTACCACCTTTTTCTAGCTTTCTGTTTTGAAGATGTTTATTAGGTGTCCAGCAGACTCTAAATCTTCCTTTTTTATCTGGATACCAAACTACCTGAGTGTCTTTAACCCCGTCTTTCCATGTAAAACTTCCTCTTGTTATATAATTACTTTTACTTAGTGAATCATTATAATCTATTTGTTGGTATATTTTAGTCAAGTTAAATAAAGACTGTTTGCTTTCGTCTCTAAAAGCGTGTGATTCCGTTCTAGGGAATTGTCTGTAGAATTCATTTAAGGCATCTGCATCTCCTTTTAGTGACTCTACTTCGTTGGTCCAGTAGTCAATAACACCTAAGTCTATCATGTCCCCATCAATACCTTCAATAGGTTTCTCTGGAGTGTCTAAAACAGGCTCCCCATACATGTCTATATACCCTTCAAAATTGTGCTCCATAGGGATAAATAAAGAGTAGAGGCCAGATTTAGTCTGTCCATTAGCGTTCCTCTTGCTTACATCCGAGTCGTTATATAATTTTTTGAAGTTATTACCTCCTTTATCTAAAGCGTTTGAAGTACTCCCCATCATACATTTTCCCACCACCTTACTACCTAATCTTAGACATGTCTTCGTGACTCTCCAGTTGTTTAATATATTTTCTGGCTTCTCCCATTTACCGCTTTCGTCATGTATTAATAGTAGTAGCTTTTCTCCATCATATGAGTTATCTGAAGTGTTTTTCCAGTCTATAACAGTATCTAAACCATCCATTGACACCTCATCGGTTTTATCCATGTTGTTTTTGGTTATCTTACTGGCTGGAACTCTATACCCTAGTTCTGTTTTTGGCTTATCCATACCATCTTGAATAGGCTTAAAAAAGAAAGGGTAATTGTTTGATATAGGAACAACTTTATCCGTAAACATTTTCTTAGCATCAGAACCTGTTTTAGATAATATTCCGACTCTAGCATCTCTTGTTATTGTGGCTTGATTAACCCCCTCGCAAGAACTCATAAATGAGAAACCAGAACGTCTATTTTTTAAATAACACATACCAAAGCTTCTTTTATCTGCCTTACAGGCCTCCCAGAATATGTAAAAAATCCTATTAGATTCCCTAAAATCTGGCTTACCTACGTCTATTTTTGTCCAGTTTAAGTACATATAGTGCGTACCGGTAATGTAAGTGGGTTTATTATTGTTTGTAAACCAATATCCCTGCTCTCTGTTGTCGAACTCGTTACTTATATAGTCTACCCATTGGGACTTGAAGTTGTTATCTCTTTTTTGCCAATCAAAAATCGACTTTATGTTTTTAAATTCTTTAGGAGATTCTTTAGGTGTCCATTTATTGAACTTAGTGTTTATATTTTTTGGCTTACTTGGTAGAGCTACCTTTAGGTTTTGTATGTTGTATATCTCACCTATGGTGCCGTCTTTAGATATTACAACTATATCGTATTTTTCATTATAACCATAAGCCCAAGACTTAGCCTTATTCTTAGTGGTAATAACACTTTTAGGTATAGCATCTTCTAAGACACTATGTAGTTTATTTTGATCGTTTCTCTGCAAATCCTTGGTAAGTTTCTTTTTCTATAACCTTATCCTCCAACATTGCTTGTTCCTCTTGTATTCTTCTTAGTATTTCAAAAGCGTCAAATATAGCCAGCTTCTTTGTTGCCGCTGCATTTTTTAATCTATCAGCTGCTAAATCATCTTCTGCTTCATATTTTATAATATCTTCTTTAGCAACTTTAATGAGTTCTCTTACTGCTATCTCACCAGCTTTTATAATATCTTCTTTTAATTTTTTTACTATATCAATACGCATATGTCTTTTGTTTTCATTCGATACAATATTTCTCCGTCTATTTCAAATTCATATTCTGATTCTGGCGTGAACACTACGGTATCTCCTTCAAACACATCTAAACTATTTAACCCTTCGTTGCCATACACTACCGTTCCTTGTAGTTCTTCGTGCTTATCTAGAGACATTAGTATGTCTTTTTTCTTTTCTATGGGTTTTATAAAACAATAATCTCCAACGGATTGCCATTTTTCTTTATGCTTAAATAGGTAAACTTGTTCTAAGTCAACAATATACGTATTATCCTTAAAGTGACAAGGTCCAGATTGCTCATTACCTTTCATGTCGTAGAATTTTCTAAATATATTATGATGAAGGACTACAATGTCTCCTTTTTTTATAGAAGGAAAGAAGTTTACAACAGGAGTTTCTTGTATTACACCAAACCTATTTGTTGTAGTATGGTCTTCTTGAGAAGTACTTTTAATTAAAGTTTTGTCTCCATACTTACTTATGTTGTCGTATCTGGTGTTATTTAAAGGAGTTATTAAAAACGAGTATGGTGATTTCATCTTAGTAGCTTACGTTATATTCTATAGATGAAGGCATAGAAACATTAAAACTTTTCCATAGAAATATTTCATCATTGTCATTCTCAACATAGACTCTTATTTCCCCATTAGCTTCTCTTCTTATTACGTGTACGGTATATGTTTTTAAAACCTTTTGTCCTACTACATAATTCATAGAGGATTTATAGTCCGATCCAATCGAGACTTTCCTAATATATTCCATTTTATTTTATTTAATACTAAGACATTACCATAGCAATCGCAGCAGGATCGCTAATAGGTGCCCCAGTTGTTCCAATTATGTATAAAGCTCCAACAGGTAAACCTCCTGCTAAAGCTGCTCCATTATTTGGGAATTGCAGTAAAGCTGTATTATTTCTATATCCATTAGCTAACGCCTCACTAAACTGAATGTAAGGGGCTGCAGGGCCTCCTACAGTACTAGCACCTGCTCCAATAGCTACTTGTGACGTTGCGGATGCTGAATTACTATTAGCACCTATAGCTGTGCCTTCTGGACCAGCTTGTGAGCCAAAACCCAATGCGACTGAATCATCTTGAGCTAAAGAGTTTTGACCTATTGCAGTTCCTTGAGGAGCCCCTGTTTGAGCTAAAACTCCTATAGCAATACTACTAGGATGATTCCCTTGGGCTGAATCTCCAATAACCACACTTGAATTTCCAGAAGCTCCACTTGCTCCACCAATACAAACTGTACTGTTTCCACTAGCTGCAACAGCTGCGTTAAACCCTATTGCGATACTCACATCACCTGCTGAATTAGCTCCTTTTCCTATTACAATATTTCCACCTACACCTGCTGGGGTACTTGAACCATCTATTGAAGAAGCGTTAGCTCCTATTACTATAGCTCCTCTACCTTTAGCAGCGGCTGTTTGAGTTGATTGAGCATTGTAACCAAGAAGAACAGAGTCTGTTTCAATAGCACTTGGTCCATTACCTCCAGTACCTCCTCCTATTACAACACTAGTGTTTTTTGTGCCAGCTTGAGGTCCGATAGCTACACCATCTAATAAACCAGCGTCTTGTGCTAGGTTTCCAACTACAATGTTTGCACTTCCTGTGGTGATACCGCTACCTGCGTTAGCTCCTATTAAGGTGTTAAAATCAGTTGCGCCTAAGTTACTTCCAGCTGAATATCCTACAGCTGTGTTTCCTTCTCCTGTTGTTAAGAATAAAGCCTTATAACCAAAAGCTGAACTTTCTGGTCCTGCGGCTGATAATAGAGCTGATGAGCCCATTGCTGTATTTCCAGAGTTGGTAGTTCCTCCACTACCTGCATTAGCTCCTACATAAGTATTGTCAGTACCTGTGCTATTATTAAAACCGGCTGATATTCCTACAGCAGTATTTAAGTTACCACCTGTTTGAATGCTTTGTAATGACGAGGCTCCAATAGCTACACAGTTTTGTGGTGCTTGCGTAGCTCCACTTCCTTGTAAAGCTTGTTTACCTATCCCTGTATTGTCTGAAGCGTCTATATATCTCCCTGAGTTATATCCTAAATAACTAGAACCTGATGTGTTAGTTACGCCACTACCTGCATTTAACCCTATTGTTGTATTGTTTATTCCAGAAGTTATATTTCCTAAAGCGGTAATACCTACAGCTGTATTTGAAGTCCCTGTAAAAGTGGCTCCATTTCCGTTCATTGATTCGTTACCGATAGCTAAATTAAAATTAGCATCTAGAGCCATATCAAAATATCCAAAACCTCTAAACAAGCTTGAAGTTAACCCACTTGGATCAACTGGATATCCACCCATCTGTATGTCATATACCTTTGCCGCAGGTGTTACACTGTCGTCTATTGTTATTTTATTTGTATCTACTGCTTTTCCTATATTTGGAACGGTGTTTGATCCAATAAAAATGCTTTTCCCTGGTAAGTTTGGTATGTCGTTTGACCTTTGAGTAGACGATACATGCATAGAACCACCAGCTCCTGTCTTGGTAATTACACCTACGTTTTGAACTAAGTCGGTTGATGCACTTGGTCTATCGTAAGTTAATCCTAACTGAGCTGTTACAGCGTTGTATGCTATTGCGTACACAATACTACCTACTCCACCTGTACCAGCGATAAGAGTCTCGTTTATATCTAATTCCCCATTAACAACAACTTGAGTATCATTCCCTATGGCTGCTGCTGTTTTTATTAAACCAATAGCAGGCATTTCACCTGCAACTGCATTGTTTATTAAGTCCACAGTTATATAACTATTAGGCCCTGATGGTGTGCCAGCAACATAAACAGGTAAACCCACTGGAAAAGTGGCTGGTCCTGTGCTTGCTGCTTTAATATGTACATCTTCAACAATGTTTTTTGAACCTAACGTCCCTGGTGAAACCCACTCAGGAGTCCCAGCTGATCCATTACTTATTATAATATCTCCAATATTCCCATATCCCACTCCTCCAGTGTTTCCAAATTGTATTGGGCCTTGAAACACCCTTAAAGCTGCAGCGCCTGTAAAGTTACCTACAACTTGTGCAGCTGAATTAGTTCCATTTGTTGAAAACTTAGCATAACTAGCTGTACTATTTCCTATTACTGTGTTGTCTATATTACCTCCGTTTATATCTACTGTGGCTAATGTAGAAAGTCCAACAACGTCTAAAGTGGTACTAATTGATGCAGCTCCTGTTAGGTTGATATTTCCGGTTCTTGTTATGTCTCCTAAACCTAGTAAGTTTCCTGTTAAATTAATATTACCTGTTAAAATAATATCTTGAGTGGCAGTATTTCCTGCATCTAACACTTCTTGAAGGGTTACTTGTCCTTGAGATATTACATCTGCTAACGCTTGAACTGTAAAAGTTTTTGTCTGTAAGCTAGGACCAGTCCCGACCGCATCAGTTCCTATTAAATAATCGGTTAAGTTTACTGGTGATTGATTGGGATATGCGGTAGTGTTAGATATTTTAGCCATTTTCTTTTTCTTTTATTTCACCAGTTTCTATGTTTATAACACAGTCTTTGCCATATTTTTCCATTAAACTAGCTTCTAGAGTTGTAAAATCTGACCTAAGTTTATTTACTTCGGTAATTATTAATGATTTTTTAATTTCTAAGTCTCCTAGTTGAGTTTTGTACGTTTGAAAAAGTTGATTTAACTCTCGAAGTTGTTTTAATTCTTCTGTTGTTACTTTATCCGCTTCTTCGTTAATTAGTTGTTCTTTTACTGCTTCCATTTTAATTGATTTTATTTAATTGATTGTTACTATTGCAAAGATAGTTATTTTTTATCTTTCATTGAGCTTCCGTAGAAATATCCAAAGATACTGACAATTATTCCTTCCGATATTCCAATTAAGTGAATCCAAATATGCTTGTTAACTTCAGGAACTTCTATATAAATAATAGCATACACTAAAAAAACAAAGACACCTAAACCTATGAATCCAGTTAGGTTAAACATGAAATCAAACTTTCTTATTTTAGCTAAAGCCACTTCTCTTTGGCGAGCTGAGTCTCTATCTTCTACTTCCGCTTTATAAGCTTCTACTAGTTGATTATGAATTAATTCCCTTGTTTCTGGGTCAATGTTATCATCTAAGTCAATGAGATTTTTAACAATTCCATATACCCCTTGAGAAGGTAATACATCTCCAACTACATCTAAAATTTGAGGAGCTTTCTCTTTTAGAAACATCCCTACTTTAGTATTTTTAAATTTTTTTCTATTTTTATTTTTATCACTCATTTAGTAATGTATATGTGAAACTGTTACCCCAGTACTTCTCTGCCTTTTTACATAGACTTATGAATACATCAAACTCGTCTGAGTTTTGAAATACTTGACATCCAGCTGAATATCCATCCACCGTTTCTCTTTCCCCTTCACTCGCTTTATGTATATTGATTCCAAAGTAGCCTGAAATTATTGAATCAGAAATCATATCGTAATCTTTATCTTCGTTTTCGTCTCTGTATACCTCTACTTCTCCACCCCTCTGTGTTAATGCGGTGTATGTATGGTGTGTTCCCAGCTTCCATACTCCCTTATACTGATTAGGAACTAATATAGCACAACCCTTAGGGTTCATAGGTTTTTCTAGATATTTTAGTCCTGGTAATGTAGTGGCTTGAAACTCTAAGTAATTCCAACGTCCTTCATACTTCCAAAATATGCATATATAATCATTAAAAAGATTAGTAGTGGGCTTACTACTTCTTACTCCTACAATATTTAAGTTGAATGGTTTAGAGTCAGTCTCAAAAACCGAGTATCCATTCTTACTCATTAAATCTTTAATGTAGGATATTTTACTCATTGTTTCTCTTTCTGCTAGCGTTCTTTTTAGCGCTTAAAAGTATTCTCTCTTCCATTCTAGCTAACTTTTCCCTTAGAGCTGTATTTTCAGTAATTAAGCTGTCTATTTTTAATTCTAACGCCCCAATTTTGTCTTTTAACTCTTCTATGACTGTGAGTGATAGGTTGTCAATTCTTTCCTCCTTAGCAGCTTTAATATCTAGCTTTTTCTTTATAATGTCCCATATTGATTTTAATCCTAGGGCTCCTACAAGACTAGTGATAACCATTAGGAGAGAGTGATCTTCCATTTGTATGTTTGTATTAGTTTTCATTCATCTGTTTCTGGCTCATACCAAGCTGGACTCTTCATTAAGTCCTTAGCGTCAGAATGGTTTAAAATTGAGTTAGGGACTACTTGTCCATTATTAATAAATGTAGGTTCTACTTGGTAAGATAAAACAAATTCTTGATTATTTAGCGATTGTCTAACTGTAGTATCAGTAGTTTGAGATACTTGTGAGAAATCAATCAGTTCTAAATCCTCTATATTGCATATTGCGTATGTTTTTTCCATTTTAATAACTTTCTACCCCACTGATTAACATGTCTACATATCCACCAGTTCCCAGGTTGGTTGTGTCTAAAATTACTCCCCAATCTCCATCGAAAGCGCTACCTCCGCTATCAGCTCCTAATCCTATGTTAGCTGCGAGAGATCCTTTTCCAGTAACAAAGTTTGCTCTTGTTCCAGGTGTTCCTGCGCCAAATTGTTGGCTACAAATGCTACCTATTTGAACTGCTACAAAATCATCTGAGTTTAAAGCGTCATTCCATGTTGTTCCTAGATACTTTTGAGTTCCGCTACTTGCTGTGCTTCCTTCTTCTACGTGAAAATCTGTAGACGACCCTACTAGATACACCCATCTATATTTAAAAATTAACCCACTATCGGAGTATAGCTGTATCATGTTTGCGTCCATAAATGTACCTAAGTCTCCACTAGCTTGCGTAGGATTCTGGCAATAAGCCATTGGTTGTTCAAAGGTGGTGTTGAATACAGTTTGTCCTTCGCTTAGAGATAAGTCTTGAATAAAGCCCGAACCATAAGTTGTGCCATTCATTATAGACCATATTTTCTCTCTATTTAATTTACCGTATGTGTAGAAACCTTGAAACGCCATAATTAATTACCTTCTATTGTTTGTAATGCTATTGTTCTTACTCCACTACCTGCGCTTTCTAAGGCTTGTCCCATAGTATATGGAGCTCCTCCACCTGTGTATGCTACAAAACCTCCAGAAGAGTCTAGCTCTAAAGCTTGACCTCTAGTGACAGCACCGTTTAGTTTAGCGTCCACCTTACCCATAAACGCCACTACTATTGGGTCATTCGTAGAGGATCCTCCTCTTAAGCATATTCCCCAAAAATAATCAGCATCGGTAGAGATAGATAGTCTACATTGAACGCTTCCGCTACCTGGTGTTATAGCTACTCCGTCTCCTGGAACCATTGTTACAGACGCAGCTAAAGGTAGTACTATAGATATATCATTAGTCCATACTGAACCATTATATATTTCCATTATGTCCCAATCCCTATTGTACACAGTGTCTCCTTCTTGCATTCCTGTTAAATTGTTTATCTCAGTAACGTCTAAAACTCCGTATGTATATGGTAATGCTTGATAACTCATTATGCGTATATTTGATTAGCTGTTCCATAAAGTGCTACTAAATGACCTTGAGCTGTTGTAGGTGTAGCAGCTGTACTTGTTATTATTGGAAAAACTACGTTAATGTATTTACCAACAAAACCATCTCCACTTATAGATGAAGCGTCATACAGTACGCCTGCTGGAGAATTATCTAACCTCATTGGCCTGCTCTCTACTATTGTGCCATCGGTTTTGCAAGGCCAAGAACCTTGGGTACCTAATGTACATAGTGTTCCGTCTGCTCCGCCTTGTAATACTACTCCAAAACAATGATCTAGAGCACTGGATGAGGTTGTTATTTCGCAAGATGGTCTAGTACCTCCTGAAGCTGAAGATGATACTATAACGTAATCACCAGGCTCTATGTCACTTCCATTTTTGTTAACAGCTCCAATGATGCCGTTTCCCCACCACTTACCGTTTAAGTAGGTAAGCATTCTGTGATTAGTAGAGCATATGACTGTGTCTAAATCGTTAACATATGACTGGTCCCAGTATTCGGCAGCTCCTACAGTCTGACTGTTTAGTGCAAATATCTGATTATAGGTTTTTAATCCCCATGTTGTTCCTCCTGTATTTCCAAAAGTATAACTCATATATTATTTTATAAACCAGTTACCTCCGTCTGCTATAAATTCATAATACGTTTGTAAAGCTGGTATTGCTAAAGGCGTTGAACTTCTATCTACTCCGTCTATAGTTACCCCAGGTGCATCAGTATATACCAACAAAGTGTCTGTAGTGGCTGATTGAGTGCTATATTTAACTCCAACCATATCTCCATCTGATGCGGCAGCTGGTAAATTAATTCTTAAAGTAGTAGTTACAGTTGCAATTATAAAATCTCCAGCCACTGCGGTGTATGGTGTGAGCACCTGGACTCTTGGAGTCCAATATGAACTTCCGCCACCACCCGGTATGGCTTGAGTTCCTAAATCTCCATTTACATCTGCAACAACCATTCTAGTTCCAACTCCAGCAAGACCTGTAATTCTAGATCCACCGGTAACTTCTAGCTCTGTTGAAGGTGTTGTTGTTCCAATTCCTAATCTATTATTAGCGTTATCCCAAAAGAAATTTGCATTGTTCTCTGTTACTGTTAGGCCATTAATAAATAAAATAGAACCAGTGGTAAAACCGCCAAGCCTAAGCGCTGTGGTGCCAGGAATATCCATTTGAGGACTACCAGAATTCTCAAAAAGTTGAAACACCGTACCAAATGCTGTGTTAAAATTTAAAGATCTATCCGCTTGTATTCTAAAATCACCAGCGCCTGCTCCATCTCCAAAATATAAATTTGATCCAGCTCCTATTCCTGTTAGAGGAGTGGCTGACATACGTAATTGTGTAGCATTTCCTGAATTATCTAGCTCTATTAGGTTTTGACCCCCATTATTGTTTGCTGTTAAAACCGCATCTAGTCCAGATGCTGGTATTCCTGAAATCAAATCAGCTGGTGATATTTTAACATTACTACCTGGACTACCGCTTATATACCCTACTAATCCAGTGATACTAGATAAGGTTGATTCTGTGTTAAAAGCTGAAAATTTAGTTGCCATTATATTTTTTTTACAAAGTTAAGTATTTTTAAGGTATGGTAGCTGGAGCTAAGTCTCCTTCTTCCATGTTTATAGTAAATGCGTTTCCAGACGACTCTGATGTAGTGTTAACTGTACCAGACAATCCACCAGCCACCATAGGCAAGGTTGATTGGTCTCGGTTTATCTCATCATAATACTTAGTGTTAGATCCTATCATGTCTACTAATATAGAGGCTGATGCTCCAGCTTCAAGTACTACATCGTCACCACCTTCGGTAGTTATCTGATCACCAGCTTGAGTACCTACATCTCCTAAATTAGAAGAAATAGCACTCTCTAGTTTCCAGTTGTTGCTGTATGTTGAGTCTGGATAATCATTTCCATCTCCAAATCTCCACCAAGCGGTACAACCATTAGCTATAGTTGATGGGGTTTTTGTTCTGTTAAACAATTCTAGAGTTGAAGCGCTGTTCATAACTGAATTGTATACTGCTATTTCATCAATCCATCCCTCGTATTGCTCTGGGGCACCTGATTCTCTAGTTTGACCTATATTTACAGGGTAAGGTCCATTTAGTCTATCCATTTGTGAGGTGGGGGGTGTTGAAGTTACCGCACTTAAAGAACCTCCATAGGTTCCTGTTTGAATTTCGAGATACATTGATGCTAGGTCTGCGTCTATTTTATAAGACACCCTAAAGAAGTTCCATTCATTAGGAACTATAGTGGCGCTTGCACTGTTAGCTAATACTCCGCTGTAATATACCTTGAATATTAATTGAGTGGAGCTTATAGCGTATACTTCCCATCCTCCAGCTTGACTAAGCCCTCTTATGTCGTGAGCATTTATTACACTTTTAATAGGGAATCCTGATATGGGTAAAATCCATCCAGTTATAGTAAAGTCATTAAAGTATATACCTATATTGTCTTCATTTCCAACACCGTTTCCTAGTTTATATACCGTTCCGCCAGGTAATCCTGTTGGAGGTGGGTTAAATGCTAAAGCGTAATTACTTTCTAAAGCCACATCACTATGTTCTTTCCAAGCATACCAGTTTTGCTTCCACGTTGGGTTATCTCTAGTGGTCCAGTAACCTTGAAGATCAGCTGATAAGTTGTAATTACCCTCATCTACTGTTGGGTCTATTGGAGTTCCTGCATTATAATAATCTACAGCTGCAGAGTCTGTAAATGGAGCCATCCAAGTAACTATTTCTGTCATTTCTCCAGCGTAATACACGCCTCCATTTCTATTTACTCCTACCGCCCCAGCCCTAGGTACATCAGACGCAACTCCTGTGTCTCTATATACTATACTTCCTGAAGCTGTCCCTGGATTAAATGTTTGGCCGAACGGGTTAGATGTAAATGAAACAGCTGAAGGAACCCCATCTATCCAACATAAAGCTGATGGTGTGGTTAAATTAGAATTAAAAGTCACTACGACTTGATTCCATTGATTATTTGTAAGGGTTAATTCAGATAGACCTGACTTTCTATTAGCTGAACCGGCTCCTGTTCCGTTTCCATATGTAATTACTAATCTTCCCGAGGAGTGTGTTGTTATTGCGAGTCCACAATATGCGTTTGCATTTGGACCTACATTGTTATTACCCCATAAAGGTTGGCTAGCAAAATCACTAGACTTCACCCAAAAAGAAACAGTGTAATTATTACTTAAGACTTCTGCCTGTTCTGGTTGTAAATTTTTAGTTGTTTGTCTAGAGTTTTGAAACGCTATGTATTCATCTACTCCATCAAACACGAATGCCTTATCAACAACAAAGCCTCCTCCAGCTCCGCCTGGCCTCTGGTCAAATACAAAGGATGCTCCTATGCCGACTCCGCTTGCCATTTACCAGTTCGCTATTAAATTCGTTGCTGTTGTTCCAGTGTTAAATACTTTATATACTTGAACCGGAACGAAAGTTCCAGCTGGTATAGCTTGATACGTTACTACACTACCTCCTACTGTTTCAACTTTTAGATTGCCTGCTACTGCCGGTCCTCCTACATATATTATACATCCTTCAGATCTATTGAATTCTGGGTTTAAATATAAAGTAAATAAGTCCCCTGCAGACATAATGTTAGCTGAAAGCGAAAGTAAAGTATTGCTATCAACCTCTGTAACTGTTGCAATAGTATTTGTTGTTTCGTTCACTACTATAGCTCCTGCTTTTAATTGAGCTACATTGAATAAATCTGTAGCTACTTGAAGCTTGTCAGCTACTGTTGCGCTCGCTGCACCGGTTATAGTTCCTGAACTTGGTACTGGGATTGGAATAGTGTCGCTAGGTATAACCTCTGCTGCTAATCCTGGTTGTAATTTCTGGTATGCCATAATGTTTTATTTTCTTTTGTAAGGTAAGATTTCATTTAAGGTTCTTCTACGCTTATCGCACCCACAATCTTTGTTTTCAAACATTTTAGAAATACCTGTCATATCAGTAAATTGCTTTATTGTATCGCCAAATCCTTCTGCTTGTTTTTTTTTCATGAGTTTAATTCGTTATCATTGCAAAGATAAGAATAAAATACAATTTAAAATGGCTCACGAATTTTTAAAACACTGGAGAGTTGTTAGGTATCTAATAAAAAAGCAATATGACTTAAGTCAGCAAGATTTAGAGATGCTTTTGTTTCTATATAGTGAAGGAAGGTTTACTAAAGATGATTTTTCTTTTTATGAAGGTATAATGTCTTGGGATTCTCAAAGATTTGCTAGATTAAAGAACGATGGATGGATAAATCAATGGAGAAAAAACTATGGAAACAAAAGAGCCATCTATTGCTTGTCCCATAGAGGAAAAACAGCGATGGCTCGTGTGTATCGTTTATTATTAGGAGAGGAAAAGTTTCCTGAAAGCGCTAGAAATCCTCTTCATGATAAAACTACCGGCTTTGAAGCTAGGTATTTACAAACAATGAAGAAAATTAATAGAAACTAGTCTTTTTTAAAGGCTAATAAAGCTTCTCTCAACCCTAATCCAAAGAAAACACCACTATATAATGGGTGAGCCTCTAATAAAAGGATTGCTCCAGCTGCACCTGCGGCAACTGCTTTAGATAATGGGTGATTTACTATATCTTTTACTGTTTTCATTACTTTTTACTTTTTGAGGTTAGTGTTTTTCGAAATATTCCCTTCATATCCAAGCCTCTTAGGTAATTAGTTTTACCTGGGTCGGTTGAAGTGTTCTCTAGCTTTCGCCATCCTGAGTGTTTCTTAGGAAAAGCCACTATTTCTTAACCATTGATGAGATATGTTTTCCTACATTCTCATACTTCATTCCATGGTCACCACCATAAGCGTGTCCATATATTTTTTTAGACATTGCTTTAGACTCATCTCTTCTGTCTTTTAAAGATTGCTTGTGTTTCCCTTTGTGTTTGTTGCCTAGAGACTCATCTAATCTTGCGTTATACCCTTGTTTTTTCATGATAGTTATTTTTTTGTTTTACACGCAAAGTTTTTTGCGAAGTTTGCTTTTTTTACAATTTTTTCTGAGTACTTTTTTGGATTACTCATTACCATTTTGGCGGCTTCACAAGGAGTCTTGCCTTTTCCTTTAGCCCACTTAGAAAAGGATCCCTTTTCACTGGGTTTAATTTTAATATCTAACTCTTTCTTCTTTGCCATATGCAAATATACTAATATTTTCCTTTTCTTGAGGAAGGAGAGCTCTTTTTAGATCCACCCTTGCCAGCCCAAAGGTTCTTACACGCCCAATATCTAGCTGTCAACTTAGACTTAGCGGAAGAACACTTGTGGCGAGCTTTAAAGCTTTTTCTAGCTGCGGCTGAGTAATTGTGACCGTATCCTTTAGCTCCAAAGTGAATTACCTTCTCTTTACCACCTTCACATCCTTTAACCATTTTCTTTTTCCCTGGTCTTGAGGATGATCTAGGCTTATTACAAGCCATTTTTGATTTGTCTACCCTAGCCATTAGTACTTCTTTTTAGCTTTCTTAACTTTTTTACCAGTTTTTTTTGCAAGAGCTTTAGCTTTTTTCATACCATCTTTGGTATATGCAAATTTCTTTTTTCCTACTGTTGGCATAATTATTTTCTTTTTAATGGTTTAACTTTCTTTCCTCCTGCTCCTCTCATCCCTACTTTTTTCTTTTCAGCTTTCTTTCTCGATAATTCTGATTTACTCATTTCTCCTTTTGTCTTAGGAGTTTTAGATGAAACTCTTTTACTAGGTCTGCAATACTCGTTTTTTCCTCCGCCTCCACATGGTTTTCCAGTCCTAGTGTCTATCCATTTTTCTTTTTCCCATCTCTTAAGGTTTGACCCAGCCTTAGACTTAGTTACTTTTCCTTTTTTCTTTCTACACTTAGCTGTAGCTTGAGCTGCACGAGCAGACCATTTACCATAGCTTTTCATTACTTTTTTATAACAGGCGTCTTTAGGCATTTATTTTTTATATTTCACTTTAACCTTGCCATCACTGCCATCTCTTTTAACTTTACGCTTAGTGACTTTACGTTTACCTATTCTTGTAGGATCTTCTACTAATGCGTCATAGTTCTCGTCATCGGGAGCAGCGTTGTCCGAAGTAAATGGTGAATAAGTTACTGTGGTAGATTTAAGTTTTCCTTTTCCCTTACCGAACTTATAGAACTTATCTTTTACATCAGGTTCAGTTTGCTTAGGTTTGTTTCTTTTGCTTTTATGCATTTTAGTATGTGCCATATTATGTTCCTCCTGTATTACCTTTATTTTTTCTGCCCTTACCTTTTTTGCCACGAGCTCTCCTGTCACCAGCTGTAGCAGACTTGCTGGCTCTATTTTTATGCTCTGATTCTAGAACTACTCTTCCGTTTCTATGGGATACGTCTTTACCGTCATAGTTTCCGTAAGTTCCAAACTCTCGATTCTTTTTGTTATCGAAAACTCTTCTCTTAACTTGAGACGGTTTTTTATTGTACGCTTTTTGATACTCGTTTCTTTTTTCACGAGCTCTTTTGTTCTTACGGTAATATCTAGCAGTTCTACTTAATTTAGACATGCTACAAAGATAAACATAATTACAGAACTACAACGACATCCTTTTCCTCAACAACAGTGTATAGATTTCCTTTCAATCTAATCTCGTGAGTTGTTAGGGTATTGTAGTATATTTCGTCATCTTTTTTAAGGTATTCAATTAATTTACCCGATGATATTATTTTTCCTTTACGATACCTCATTCCGATAGTATCTTCAGATGTTAGTAAGAGTCCCCCTTGGCTTTTGTGAGACTCTTTAACTTCGTCAACGATAATGTACCTTCCTAATGCTTTCATTTAAATTTAACTTTATTTTCTGGAAAATTAACTGCATCTTGTAACTCATTGTGCGATTCAACTAGTTTTTGGAATTCATCTGCATTATTAAAGCACCAATCCCAAACAACTCCCTTCATTGTTGTCCTATCTACTCTTATGTGTTTTACCATATCTAAGAATAAATCAGCCATTTTCATCAACCCTTCCATTGTTGATGATTTAAATTGTGCCTCATAACCTGCCATTTCCATAATGTTTTTAAATGTTCCTACATACATATCATCATAACCGGGATAGTAATACACATCAAACGAATAACGAATATCTCCGTAATGTTTTTCTCCTAAATCTTTTAGTGTTTTCATTTTATTTGTTTTTAAATTTAACTGGATACTTAGATAAGTACGGAATCACATCTTTTAGTTTTGCAAACTTTATGTAATCCCCTTTCTCATCTAATACTTTTATTTGTTTAATAATAATATCTTGACCGTCATAATCGTATCTTACTATTTCAAGACTATGTGGTTTTTTCATGGGGTGAGTATTTCTTGTTCAGCCAACATAGAGCCTAGTAATTGATTTTCGTATTCTAATCTTAGAACCTCATCCCTTGTAAGGTCGTATATTCGTTTACTTGTTTTATATTTAAACTTCCAATCTGACTCTCTCTTTAAAGACTTATCAAGTTTGTCTATTAAGTGAAAGTTGAACAATAGTAATGTAACACATATTATCGATAAAACATAAAACACAGTTCTCATTTTAAATCTCTTACGTTAGTTATAATTGCATTGGTACTAAGTATGGTCGATGCTATAGAGATAGCGTTTGTAACGGCACTCTTAGTTACTTTTGAGGGGTCTATGATTCCTAGTTTAATCATGTTTCCGTATTTATCATTCTTCACATCATAACCAATCCCAGGATCGAGACAATTTTCAATTTGATTCTTATCTAGTCCGGCATTACTCAGTATTTGATAGAACGGTGACTTAAGTGCGTCCTCTAAAATTTTCATCGCTACTCTTTGGTTTTGGCCATCACCGAGCTTTGCGAGGTCGTCCGATATTTCTTTTAAAGCCACGCCTCCTCCGGGTAGGATTCCATCTTCGAGAGCTGCTCTTGTAGCGCAAACTGCATCGTCCACTCTGTCTCTTTTCTCCTTTTGCTCAATATCTGAGTTCGCCCCGACATGGATAACTCCAATTTTGCCAGAAATCAACGCTATACGCTCCTTTATAAAATCTGCGTCCTTAGATGTTTCGTGTAAATCCCATAGCGACTTAACGTGAGATTCTATTTCGACATCTACATAAGGGTCTTCATGTCTTACGATAATTGTATTAGCCGAATCCACGATAACCTTTCGGGCGGAACCTAGGTCTTGCTGACGTACTAGCTGAAAATTGTCACCAGTATCCTCACTGAAGTAAGTAGCTCCGGTGGCTGTAGCTAGGTCTTGCATTAATTCATCTTTCTTCCATCCAAACTCTGGCGGTTGTACAACACAAACCTTTAATCCGTTTCTGACTTTGTTTAAATTTAGAGTGTTCATGACTTTAGCATCCACATCTCCTATGATAAGTATAGACTTTCCGTTCTGCATTACATCGGCTAGTACAGCTTCAATCGATCCTATGCTTTCTACAGTTGAGTTTAGTATTAAAATGTAAGGGTTGTCTAAAACGCACTCTTCAGATTTATTGTCTGTTATAAAGTACCTGGACATGTACCCTCGCTTGAGTCTCATACCTTCGCTTGTGGAGAACCACGTTTCGTGGCCATTAGAATTTTCTACTGTAACAACCCCAGAGGTTCCCACCTTAGCGTATGCGTCAGCTATAATCTTACCGATCTCTTTATCGTTGTTAGCGGAAACGCTCGCCACATCTAAAATCTTTTTAGCGGAAACTTTTTTCTTTTTCTTATCTAGCATTGAGATTATCAAATTGGTAGATTCCTGTAGATTACGCATAATCTCTGTTAAATTCATGTGAGGTTGAATTCTTTCTTGAGCTGCATCTATAATGGCTTGAGTTAAAACGATAGCTGTTGTAGTTCCGTCTCCAGCTTCATTCGCTGTTCTCTCAGCTGCCTCTCTAATTATACGTACCGCTAAATCTTCTGTGGGGTCTAAAAGGTTTATACTCTTAGCTACTGTGACACCATCCTTAGTAATGGTTACTCCTCCTGCATGGTTTTCTGATTCTATCAAAACTGTTTTTCCTCTAGCTCCTAGAGTACTCTTTACAGCATCAGCTATTTTATTAACGCCACTGATTAAGCGTTCTCTCGCTTCTTTATCGAAGCTTATGTCTTTTACTATCATGAATTAAATTTTATTAAAGTCTTAGACAAATATATACAAAAACCACACCTAACCAAAATACATGTCAAATAGTCCATAATGTTGGAATGTTACTTTTTAAGCCCCTATACTTCTTTTTTATTTTTACTACTTTCTTTTTATATTTTTTTTTTCCTTACGTAGAGAAAAACCAACATATAACATAAATTATAATATAACTATACTGATTTACAGATAGTTACAGTAGGTTACTTCAACCATATTCTTGACATAAAACCAACATAAACATGTTATAAACCAACATAAATCATAAAATTATCCGTTTTAAAACGCTTAATACCGTTTAAGTCAACTACAAAAAAGTGGTCAGAAAGTGGTCGGACTTACAAAAACCAACATTCCAACATAGTTTTATGTTACAAAAATGTTACTATGAACCACACCCAATGCAGTCAAAGTGGGAGTCTTCAGGCTTTACTCCTTTATCTTTCATTTCTAGATTATGTATCTGATCACGTATACTCATGTCATTCATCATGTCACCAGTGAGTTTACTTTTTAGAATTTCTATTTCTTCTTTTATATTCATTGTGTATTATTTATTATCGCAAAAAAAAGGTGCTACGATTAAGCAACACCTCCTTTTTTTCCATCAAGAGAACGAGAACTATATGGAGAAAGAAATCGTTATAATTTTTTAAATAAGTTTATGTTCATGTTAGAGAGCTCATTTCCTTCAGCTATCATTCTAACCTTTTCTGCTCTTTTCATTTCCTTACGAAAGCGAGCTGCTTTTGAAATACCCATCTCCAATTCTGGAGCGTTGTTTATAAGTCTTCCTTTTTTGATTGTGTAATCTCTATCCATCATAGATACAAATATACTAAATTATTTCCATATAAACACTAAGCGCACTATCAGTAACGACATTATAAATTCCTTGTAATCGTGATTGGGATCCGGGCTGTAATACTCTACACCTACTAACACTCCAACTTTAAGTAAACTCTCTAAGTAAATCTCCATTAATACAAAGGTAAAAATTAATATGGCATAAATAGAAGTAATGGGTTATATATACGTGTCACGCTGGGTGTGGCAAAAAAAAAATTGGTTGGTTCTTCGTGGGGGGGTATAAAAAAAACTGTTTTACTTTCTATTTTTTTGGCTTTTTGTTTCCGTATGTCTGCATCCCATTAGTTGTTGTAGTTGTTACACTTACTATGTTGTTGTTGGTGTTGGTTGGTTGGTTGTTCGGTTGGTTGGTTGGTGTTGTTCCTTGTTCCCCTTCACCCCTTCACCCCTTCACCCCTTGTAACCTTCTTAAATGAACACATTAACAGAGGTAAAGGAATGCATCTGAAAAATATTATTTCGTTATTAACTAATTAACTAAACTTTTATTCTGTAATCATTTGAATTCCAGGCATTTCACCAAATATTATTTCGTTTAAAAAAAAAGATCAAAATATAGTTTCAATTTCACTTCAAA